CATCTGGTTGATAGTCTATTCTAAAAGTTCCAACTTTCCAAAATTGACTTGTGCTAGTATTATCTACTTTTAAAGATATTTGTCTAGCTCTTGCACGCGTATCTATTTTTTGTGTACTACTATTTATAGTAAATGGACCTAATGTAGAACTAGCTTGAGAGTCGTTTGGAAAATCTCTTAAATTTAGTGTAACTCTTGCATCACCTGTTTGTGCAAGAAAATCTGGCAACACTCTTCTTATTTTCATCATGAACTCACCATCACCTGCTAAACCTTGTTGACCGATATCAAAATCTCCAGATTCAATTGATGCAGTAATAGCCGTAGTTGCACCTTCTCTTACTTGGTCTAATCCTTTTTCATGTTCATAATAATAACTAACACCATCAGTATTACCTTGAACAAATGTAGAAGAGCCAGATGTACCATTTGAAATTATACGCTACCATTCTGTTTACAGTTCCTGATCCAGAGTTTGGATAAAACCATATAACTTCACCAAACAAGTTATTGAGTCCTGCATTGATATGTTGTTTAGGTATAGTATTGATGTCATCAAATACATGGTCCTCAACTAAACATGGTAGTGATTCTAGTTTACCAGTATATCTAAAGAAACCATTTTCTGACATCCAATACGCTGTACCATCCACTTCGACAGCTGCGTTTTGTCCAATTAATCCACAGTTTGTACCAACTTGTTGAAAAGAGAATGTAAATGGTGGACCAACAAAACGCATAATAAATAACGCCGTGTCTGTCCAAACATAAATTGCATCACGACCTCTGATTGCTCCAACAATCTTAGATCCATCTGCAAGTCTTTGTGTACCTGCAGTATTTGTTGCACTTGGTGTGTATGTATTAATATCTTCTTGGGAAGAAAATCTCACAAACATAGGATCTTGTGTAGTTGAAGTTCCTATAGTTGTTTCTGTTCCAAAAAATACTAAGTGTCTATCCGGTGTAGATACTAAACTAAATGCAGAAGCTGTCGGTGCATCTGATATAATAGTTGCTCTAGTAGATGTTGCACCTGTAGGATTTGAATTCCACTCAAACGACTCTCCACCATTTATAGTTGCAATAAGTTTGTTACCAAAATTATCTAACGACCATAAACCTGGTGCTGTAATAATATCTCCTGATGCTGCAGCGTTCCATGCAAAAAAGTTTGATGCATCTGTTACAGTTGCACCAGAACTATGTGTTGCAGCTGTGGTACCGTTAGCACCTCTAGTTAAACCCGATAAAGTTCCACCACTGTTTCCTGTGTATGTAATTAATTCTGACCCTATGATAACTGTTCCTGAAGATGGGAATGAAGATGAACTTGCCATCGTTAATGATGTTACACTTGCATTAATTCCTGATGATAGTGTTGATGTAAACTGTCCTTGTGCTTGACCACCCCATGATCCAAGGCCCCAACCAGTAGATGCGGTTTCTACAGCAGGTCCTACAGGGTAGTAATGTCTAACTCTTATACCGCCAGATGTAGATGCACCTGATCCAGATTCATTAGAACCCATGGTAATTGTTAATGTAGTATCAGTTGGAATTGATGTAACCATAAATTTTACATCATCAAAATCACCAGATGCAAAATTAGAATTTGTAATTGATGTAAAGTTATCTAATAAAATAATATCACCTTTACCTATGTTGTGTGCAGAAGAAAAAGTTAACGTTACAACTGCAGATCCGTTTGTTGTAGAAAATGCACTTGTTAAAGTTGTCGTAGCTTTGATTGGGTGTATGTCATAAAAGATACCACCAGAGTATGCATATAAAATACTACTAGTTCCTAGTGCTGCATACTTAATACCGGATGTATTTACAAAATGATGAATAGCTGTATTACGACCTGTCATCTCAACAGATCCTAATTGTGCCCAACCACCTATTTTTTCAGGTGACCCGTATCTAAATCGTACATTGTCACCATTAACCCATTGACCTTCACCACCTGTGGCAGTGACTTGTTTATTGAATCCTGGTGCAAATTTTAACTTTTGTAACATATAACCTCATCATATTATGACTTCGTTATTGGCGGAAGTCCTAACATCGGCCTTTTGTCGAACCTGTTTTTTTCAGCAAAAGGACCATTTACATGGTTATAATGAAGAAATACTTGAGCGCAAGTATTACCTTCTAAAGGTTCTCTCCAATGTTCTAATTCACAACCACTATATACTAACATATCTCCTACATCAAGTAAGACTTCTGTGCCTGCTGGTGCGTTTGGTTTTATAATTCCTTTGTATTCATCTATAACTGTATCTGCTCCCGTGCCATCTATGAATATAGGCCATTTATCACCACCTAAATGTATAGTTGTAGATATTTCACAACTTGGTCTATCTTTATGTCTACGTAGTATGTCTCCGTGTTTATATATTCTAGCGTAAGAATATGTGGGTATTAATTGAAGCCCTGTTTCCTGTTGCATGACAGGTAGAACCTTCATTAAAAGAGTCTCCATTACAGGGTCTGCATAGTGAGAATAAGTATTGGGAACTTGTTTATCAGTCCATGTGCCTAACAATCCCGTGTCAAAAGTTAAATTATTTTGATACATAAATTGAACTGCATCACGTTTTAATAAAAAATAATTAAATATAAAATTAGCTAATTCATAGCTAATTGCTTTTTTTATAACTTGATATTTATTGAAAACCATCTTGTATAAAATTAAAACTTACGGATATTCTTATATCATTTGATTTATTTTCTTCAACAGAATGCCACAACCATGCAGGAAACATTATAATTCTACCAGGCACAGGGTCAATGTATGCTTCTCTCCATAAATCTTTACCAGGATTACCTGGTTTTCTTAGAGGCATTACAGTTTGTATTCCAGGTCTAGGATCATAAATTTTTAAACGACCAGATTGTGGTTGTGATTTTATATAATATACTCCAGAAAATAAAGAGTTAGGATGCACATGTGGTTGATTCATGCCTCCTGGTGGATTTATATTAGCCCACATATTACCTAATCTAGGGCCTCTATCTAAATGCTCATTAACAAATATCTCTTCTTGCATTTTAAATAATTCGCTAGCTAACTGCTGATATTCTGGTTTTGTATGCATATCAGTTGTTGAATGCCAACCCTTAACATTAGTTTTAGAAACTCCTGGATCTTTGTTAGACCATGTAATAATGTCTTGTGCTATTTTATTATTGTCTACATCTATATCTTTAGCATAAACAAATGTTGGAAAAAATTTTTCTACTATCATCTAAATGGTTTACCTCCAAACCAAACAACAAGAGATTGCCTAACACCTCTTGTTACAGGATTAACTCTATGATTTAAAAAAGATGCAAATATAATTGCATGACCTTGTTTAAGTTTTGCAAATTTACCTGGAGCCATAAGTTCTAAATCCCCACCCTCAAACTCTGATGGGTTATTAAGTAATAATGTCATTGATATTTTTCTAACAGGTGGTTCGTGTTGCATGTTCACATCACAATCCATATGCCAATCATAAAACCCACCTTGTGGATATTCTGTAAACTGTGCCTGTTCTGTTATTCTTATATCTCCAAAACCAAAATGATTCTCATTTGCTTTTTGTATAAATTTATTTAGATCGTGGTACATGGGTTCCATTTGTTTAAATGGAATCCAAGATATTGTAGTCACTCTTTTATCTGTATCTGTACCACCTCCAGGTTTACCCATGCCTACTTGTGCCTGTTGTGGTGGCAAACTTCTACCACATTCTATAATCTGTTTACATTGATCTGGTGTAAACAATGGTGTAGTTGTTTGTACTATCCAACTTTTCCATTTAGGTTCTGTAACTATTGTATTTTTGTACATTAACTTACTCCTCTGTTTTTAATAGGATCATATTGTACATCCATGTTTGCAGCTAAAGTTCTTCTTATACCTGGGCCATTAAATGGATAAACTGTGTGTCTCATGTCATATGGAAAAACATAAAAATCTCTCTCTTGTAAAGTAGGTCCATAATCCACATTAGCAAATTGACCACCTGTAGCACCTAGTATTTGTAGTTGACCATTCATAGGTCTATCAGAGGCAGAGTATTCTACCCCAGTTTGTTGTGGTAATTTTAAAATCATAACACTAGATAGTCCTGTAAACAAAGAACCTTGATGTACATGGACAGGATTGTATTCGTGCTCTTTCATTTGATTAACCCAAATAGAATTAAGATGTAATTGATATCCTTTTATTTTATTCCAATTTAGATAATGTATAAACTTTGATTCAAACCAATTTAATACATTTGATGGTAAGTGATTATGCTTGTGCATTTTGTTATTATCTTCACCATTAAAAAATAAACTATGTTCATTTTGTATTTTACCAACTAATTGTTTATTTGCTGGTGCTAATTGTTGAAACTTAGTTTCGTATATGTGGTTAATAATATTATATACATCAAGTGGCACTTGGTATCTTAGCACTGATTGTCCTAAAAATATAAACTTAAAATTTGATGTGTCCATACTTTTCTCTAATTCTTTGTGGTATTTTTTCTATATAAGGATTATAAACTTTTCTGACTGGCCCATCAAATAGTTTGTGCATATTAGATCCCACTATAGTATCATCATATGATAATCCATTTACACACACTTGATCTAAATTATTAAATCTGTGATTAAAGTAAGGCTCATCTAAAAATTTATATATTTTTTTAAACTCTTGTTCTGGATTTGTAACCATGTCATCGTATTTTAAAAAATGACAAATATCAGGATAGTTATAAGAATTTTTAATAGCATCTAAATCTTTAGCAACAGCACCATCTTTATTCATTATCATACTTAGTTTTTCATCATCATTTTTAAGATTGTATTTATTAATAAATGAATTAGGGTTTTCAGTGTACCATTGCATGTAAGAAGCTAATACATCCATTAAATTTCTAAGTATTACAATACATTTAAACGGACGTTTATAATGTTTTTTCATTAACTGTAAATTACCTACAGTCATTACAGGACCACGATCTATAATTATTCTTTGAGGCCAATCTTTATAATAAGTATCGTAGACAATATCTAAAACATTATCTAAAGATTTATGATCTGGATAATTTAAAAACACATCAGTTTGTTTTAATAAAAACAAATCTTTCATTATTTCTAAAGTAATAGAGTTAGGAGTTGCTGCTATCTCTGGGTTTTGATTCATGATACTTGCAAACAAAGTATTACCAGATCTTGGCATAGCAACCAAAAAGAAAAGTTTTCTATTCTGGTTTTGCTCCAAGTTCGTGTGTAAGTTTATCTTTCGTTTCATGCTGTAGTTGACCTTGTTCTTTCTTAATTCTTTCAATAGATTGTAATTGACCTAATACATTAAACACTTCTGGCTGTGAAGAACCCTCAGTTAAAGTCTCTGCTTTATTTTTCATAGTTAAGTGGTATGAATGTAATTGGTGTGTATTAACATCTTTAGTATCAAAAGAGCCATCGTCAAATTTCTTTTTAAACTTAGACCATAGTTTTATTTCTCTCATCCTATCTCTTGCAACCAATTGCATAGATGCTTTGTTATATACTTTTTCATCTATATCAATTTGTAACAACTCTCTTTTTAATGGATCTTCCTCTTTTTCTAATTTTTGTTGTAGTCTTTTTATTTTAACCTCTACTCTTCTATAATCAAATGAAAGACTCATTAGATTTTCTAAAAATACATTTTGTTCTCTTACACACTGCCAATACTTAGCAGCTTTAGTCGGATACTTTGCATCATTTAAAACAGAAAACTGCATTTCAGTCTCAGTTCTAAACATTTGTTTTTTAGTCCATGTATCTCTAAGTTCTTCTGTTAACCCTTGAAATACTTTAACTTCTTCTGGATCTAATAAGTTATTTAAGTTTGGTGCTTCTTTCTCTATAAGTTCTTTAATATTTCTTTTTTCAGTCATATAATCCTTTCGATAAAAACAATATAAAGATTAATTAATCGAAGTCAATAGTTTTAACAGCTCGTACTGCTGTTGTTTCCCCTGTAAATTCTTCTGTTGCGTTTGAAACAGATGGAACTCCTCCTCCAAAACCAACTCCAGATGATGTTGTTCCACCGCCTGCAAGTCTATGTCTTGCTGTTGCTAAACTAGGAGCACTCGCCCAACTAGTCCCATCATATTCTTCGTTAGAACTTACCACCGCTGTAGTATATCCACCAAAACCAAAAGCAGCTGTTTGAAGTCCAAAACCTGCTATATAATGCCTAGCAGTATTCATATCTCCACTTTCTGTCCAACTAGTCCCATTATATTCTTCTGTTTTCCCTGTTGGTGAACTTGGTGGAGATCCTCCAAAAATTAAACCTGCTGTTTGTATTCCTGCAGCTCCCATATCGTATCTTCCTGTTCCTAAATTTCCACCTGATGTCCAGCTAGATCCATCATAATGTTCCGTTACAACACTAGGTGATATAGTTCCACCAGTTGCAACAGCTGCTGTTTGAATTCCAAAACCTGCATGCCTAGTTCGAGCAGTGGACAAATCACCGCTTTCTGTCCAACTAGAACCATCATATTCTTCTGTTAAAGCCCTAGGATTAGGATCTTGACCTCCAAAAGCTAATGCTGCAGTTTGTGTTCCACAGCCTCTTATATCATATCTCGCTTCATTTAAATCATTTTGTTCAGACCATGAACTTCCATTATATTCTTCTGTAACACCAGTCCATGAAGTTCCATCATGACCTCCAAAAGCTAAGGCAGCAGTTTGAGTTCCACAGCCTGCTAAAGTTTGTCTTGATGTTCCTAAATTACCACCACTAGCCCATGCTGCTGCAGTTGTGGCTGTTAGTGATATATTAAATTCTTCTGTGTTTGTTACTCCAGTGCTGGCTGCAATTGCTGGTGTATATCCGCCTGCACCTATACCTGCTGATGAAGAAGCACCTGTTCCTCTTAAACCTCTTCTTGCTGTGGCTAAAGTAGCAGGTGAGTTAGACCAACTAGTTCCATCCCACAATTGTTGTGCATTACTATGAGTATCTCCACCTCCAGGTGTACCTGCTCCACCAGCAAAAAAAGCTGCTGATTGAGTTCCTCCAGAAGCACCATCTCTTTTTGCAATTGTTAAATTACCCACTTCTGTCCAACTAGTTCCATCATAAGTTTCTGTATTAGCAGTATTACCCACTCCTGGATTATATCCTCCTGCACCTAAACCTGCAGTTAAAGTTCCTGCAGTAGCGGTGGTGTATCTTGAAGTTCCCATATCATTACCTGCTGTCCAATTAGTTCCATCGTATTCATACGAAGAATCAGCATCTGCATTACCTCCAAGAAATACAGCCGCTGTCTGTATTCCAAAAGCATCCACATCTCTTGACGCACCTGGAGCGTCTGTGACATTTGTCCAAGATGTACCATTATATTCTTCAGCATCAGCAGTTGTGCCTGTAGAATCATTACCATATGCCTGTAGTCCTGCTGTTTGTGTTCCTGCAGCTCCAGAATTACCTTTTGCTGTATTTAAATTTCCACCTGAAGAAAAACCTGTTCCATTGTATTCTTCTGTATTATTGTACCTAGTGTTAGGTGCTGTCGTTCCCCCAGAATATAAGGCTGCTGTTTGTGTGCCTGTAGCAGCTATCCAAGTTCTAGCAGTTATTAAAGGCCCACCACTTGAAAAAGCAGCAGTTGATGTAAATACTTTAAGCTTAAAATCTGTAGAATTATAAAAGACTTCACCTTCTTTTTTTCTGTCACCAGAAGTATCCGAAGATAAATACTTTACCTTTAGTCCTTTTAATTCTTGGTAAGTTGACATTAAAATTCCTTATGGGATTGTTATAGCTGTTGGCTTTGCACCTAATCTTGCAATCTTTTCATCAGCAGATTCACCTTCAACATTATCATTATCCCATGCTGTCTGCGCTAAAGTAACTGCAGCAGTAACCAAAGTCTGTGCTTCAGACTTAGTTTTTTCTACTCCGTTTTTCTCAGCCAACCAGTATGCTCCTCTTTCATTATTTCCGATACACCAAACATCAACGTAATTAGACCCGTCATGTCCAGTATATCCTCGTAAAGAAAAGTCTAATCTATCTTGATGAGTAAAGAAACCTTTACCAGTATTCTGCGCTGTGCCGTATATAAATAGTGCCATATTAATCCTCCTTCCTGTTATAACTTATTACTATCATAAATCAACTATCTGTTATTGTTTTTAAATTTAAACTTGTTGTTTCTGCTGTTAATTCTTCAGTAGCATTTGTATTAGGAGGTACATTTCCTGCTGCAACAAATCCACCTGCAGCTGATCCACCACCTGTACCTGCATATCTAGCAGTTCCTAACGAAGCACCTGTAGCCCATACTGTTCCATTATAATTTTGTGTTAAACTTAATCTACTACCTGATGCCTGATCAAATCCTGCAGCACAAGTACTATCATCTTTATTTGAGTTTGACATACCTAATGGGGCGTTTGCTCCCTGTAATAAAGTGTCACCACTACTAAAATTTGTTCCATCATATTCTTCTGTAAAAGTTACAGAAAGATTAGTTTGTGGGCCTCCAGGATCTATTCCATAACCTCCAAATATAAATGCTGCTGTTTGAGTTCCTGTTATATTTGTTCTATAATGATCTAGAGAAGAAGCATTTGCATTTGACCACGAAGTTCCGTTATACTCTTCTGTTTGTTTATAGGGTGGTGTACCACCTCCATTTACAAGTCCAGCAGTTAAAACACCACCAAAATGAAGTGAAGTTCCATCTCTTCCTACATTCATAGTGCCTCCTGATGTCCAATTACTCCCATCATATTCATATGTAGAACCAGTGTTTACTGGGGATCCACCAGGTTGATAACCAGCACATCCAACAAAAGCTGTTTGTGTACCAAATCCACTTATATCTCTTAAAGCTGTAGGCATGTTATTCTGTTCAGACCATGATGTTCCATCGTATTCTTCTACATCTACAGTTATACCATTTACACAAATTCCAGCAGTTAAAGTTCCACCACCTGATCCTCTAGACCTTGCAGTATTTAAATTACCACCACTTGACCATGCTGCAGCTGTAATTGTGTTTACTGTTACAGTATATTCTTCTGTAATACTTAATCCAGATGGAGGGCCTCCAGCTGCAAATAAAGCTGTTGTATCGTTTGTTCCAGCACCGCAATGATTATACCTAGCACTTCCTAAAGTTGATTCTGCACTCCAAGTTGTTCCATCATATTGTTCTGTTTTATTAGATGGACTTGAATCTGCTCCACCATAAGCTAGTCCAGCAGTTAAGATTCCTGAACTTCCACCTACTCTTCGGCCACTGTTCATACTGTTTACTGTTGTCCAACTTGAACCATCAAATTCTTCTGTATGTGTGGTATTTGGAGCAGGGGGTGAAGTACCACCAGCCGCTACTGCAGCTGTTTGTGTTCCAAAACTAAAAACAAATCTTCTAGCTTGATTAAGATCACCAGTATTTGTCCAACTACTACCATCATATTTTTGTGTATTATCTTCCATTATTTCTGGCTGACGTTGTCCACCAAAAGCTAAAGCAGCAGTTTGTGTTCCAGCACCACCTTGTTCATACACGCTTAAAGTCATGTTGCCACCATTACTCCAACTAGAACCGTTGTATTCCTCTGTAGCAGCAGTATTACTTCCGCCATCTATACCACCAAATCCTAATCCTGCAGTTTGTGTACCTGCACCAGCTAATTCATATCTAGCGTCAGTCATAGTACCACCATTAGACCAGCCACTTCCATTGTATTCTTGTGTTGTACCTGTATCAGCATTAGGAGGAGGGCCAAATTTTCCTCCAAATAAAATTGATGCAGTTTGAGTTCCAGCTGCTGCAGTTTGGTTTCTACCACTAATTAAAGGTGAAGCACTAGCCCATGCAGAACTAGCTACAGCTGTTTTAAATTCGTTATCTGTATCACTATAAAATATTTGTCCTTCTGCTTGTTCGTTATCAAGATCAGTTGCAAATCTTTTAATTCTTTTACCTTTAATATTTTTATAAGTTGTCATGATACGTCAAAACTCTTTACAGATTCTGTTTCTCCAGTAAATTCTTCTGTTGCTGCAGTTGTCGGCCCATAACCTCCAAAACCTAAACCTGCTGCATTAG